TTAAATTACCTGTTACCTTTGAGGCTGGCAGGGGGTTTGTTACGGCAGTAATACACATTGACGATTCAACTCTCGACCTAAAATTTGAGTCGCCAGATCAATTACTATCTTTTTTTACCGGGCTTATTGAAAATGCAGTTATCGTCTGGCCCGATAATGAATTTATTAAATATTATTTAGAAAATAATTAGCCGCTAAGGAGGCGGCGAGCGAATGAATACAATCAACGACTGGCAAACCAAAGCGAAAATTACCAACCCCGACCGGCTGGCCTTATGGCAGGCCGTTTTCGGCGGCGACGAAGTGCCGATTGTCTCCATTGTTCCAATGATTGGCAGCTTCCCCGGCGTAGGAGAGCAGCGATTTTACAGCCTGGATTTGAAGGCTATCACACCGGAACAGCGGGAGCGGCTGGTTGCGTCAATCGCTCTAAGATTCAACCTGACAATTGAGGAGGTCGGCCGGGATATTGATATGGTTGGCGTGCCTATCCTGGCCGGTGACGTGGTAGTATCGAGTACCGATTTCCGGCAGATTGCCAATATCGTATATTAGCACCCAAAGTACGGGCACAGGCCGCTGAGGAGGCGGCGAGCGAATGAACCTGGACAACTTCAAAAACAAACTATATCAGGAACGCCAGGCAGTTGACGCCATAGCGACCACCGTCAAAACGAATATGGCCTCGTTTATGGCTATCCTGGCGGCCATCGCCATCCCGTTTGTGCCGGCCATCTTTGCCGCCAATGGGGTTTATGTCCAGACGGTCAACTGGTCGGACGCCTGGCGGCAATGGGCGGCCATCGCAACGGCGGTCGCCATCGAGGGCGCGGGTATGTTTCTGTCAATTCTGGCGACAAAAACCTATTCAGCCTGGCGCAAAAAGGCTGCGACGATCCGCGAGATTTACGCGATGGCCGGCGCGGTCGGCATCTATACAGTGATCGTGATGGTACTAATCGCCATGTCGGATGTGCCGGCAGGATTGAAAATTATCATTGCTCTAATCCCGCTGCTAGGCGTGGCGTTCTACGTGGGTATGGGGTTTGAGACTGACCTGGCCAATCGGCTTGACGAGGCCGCCGCAGAGAAGCGGCAAAAGAGGGATGAGCGGGCGGCAAAATCAACCCGCAAAACAACCGCAAATGCGCCCGCAAAAAGTAAGGTTTCCAGGCAGGAATGGCGCAAATCTGCGGTCAATATAGTGATGGAAAACCCGCAAATTTCGGGCGCAAAGTTGGCAGAATACTTAGGCGCAAGTGAGCGAACCGGCCAAAATATCTTGAATGAATTAGAGGCAGATGGAGTCATTCATAAGAACGGGGGCGGCTGGAAAGTTAACGGCAGCGTACCCAGGGGGTAGAGCGTTATTCCCCCGCCACGGACTCCCGATTAACCAGTATGCCCACGGTTAGCACCCGCTTTAGTTTGGTCCTATTGGCCGCCGTGGCCAGTGGAACCAAACCATCAACTAGCGCGTCAACCTGAGTTTGCACATCGGCCAGGCTCAGGGTGAATATCTGCTTTGAGCCGGGGTTGGCTGCCAGGTAGACCAGCCGGTCGGCTTTTGCCGCCTCCTTTGGCGTTGGTAGTCTCCCTTCAGCTACAGCCGTCGTCCACAATTCGGCCTCCATCCCATCCAGGATGGTTTGTAAATCCCCATCAAGTGGGATCGCGCCAACATTGGACATATAGGTGCTGGCCCCATCGGTGATATAGATATTCGCCGCCCTCTCCAGCGGCTGCCCACTGCTCGGATCGGTCACAGTGACCCAACTGAATATGACTATCATAATAATCTCCTTATGGTGTAGCTATTTCATAGCCCTGTAGATTCAAAAGTTGCTGACTGGAACTCGCCCCGCTGGCCTGAAATGACCAGCAGAAACGCCGGTTGTAAAGTGGAATACGAACAAATTTATTTGAGGTTTGATTGGCAACATAATTACGAGTATTATTGACAAGAAAACTGTTGTAAGCCAGATATGGATGAATCCTGATGAGTTGGTTTGCCGCCCCGGTATCATTTTTTGTCGCATCCACCAGGATAGCCCTCGCCAAAGCCGGAATGTCAGTCTGTGTAACCGACAGATCAATTTCCATAAAATACGGTGGCGGGCTCGGCTCTACCGTCGTTTGTGAGCGAATGGTGATCGAATCATTATCGGCCCAGGCGTCGGTGCTGGATACGGTAGTGATAAAATCAGAGCCGGTGGTCACGCTGGAAATCAACCGGCCTGTGCTGCGCGTGGAGTTCCATAAAACCAGCTTGCCGATAGATGAGGTGATGTTGATAGCAGCCTCAGCCCCGGCTGAAACGGTATCGTAGGGCACGTTAGTCGCAGTTAATCCCCCTGACCCCCCGGCATTGATGAGCGCCACAAAATCAGAGTTAGGCGCGCTCAGGATACGTACCACGTCGCCGGTAGTGCTGCGCTTGTCAACTACGTTGGTACTCATAAATAGCTCGGCTGCAACCGTGCCACCGCTGCCAGCAGCAGCAGCAATGGCCAGCAGGCCGGGGTGCATAGCCGTACCGTTTGTAACCACCTTACCTGCCGTTGTGGATTGGATGAGAAAATCACCCGATGCAGGCGCGGAGCCGGTATAGTTCAGAGCCATTCGCCCCGTTTTTGTGACAAAAATGTCAGCGTTATTTGCCCCGCCAATGACCACCGCAACCTCTGTTCCTATAAAGTTACCGCTTGTCGTTGAGGTTGCCAGTTCACCCAGGCTTGTTAAATAGCCCACATCTCCAGCGGAAACAGTTGCGCCGGATGTGTTTTTTACCTTAATGATTGTATTCCCCAGGTCTACCCACGCTCCGCTAATTCTGGCTCTAAGCGCTGGACTACCTGTTACCGTGTTTGCGCCGGTGTCCAGATAGAGATCATTATTTGACGGCGAAGTTGGCGCGGTTGCTCGCGGGGTGATTGCCAGGGGTGGAACATCGGCGCTGTTGCCCAATGTGAGCCGCGTATTGGCCTGGGTAAAAATCTGGCCGGTCGCATCCTGAAACATTCCGTAAACATCCGGGCTGGTTGAGTTTATCGAGTTCAGGGCGATAACCGGCAGTTTAAACAGGTGTAAAATCTCTGTACCATCGGTCAGTCTGATGTCATTGGTTGTGCCGAAATAGGAGCCGCCGTAGATGTCAATAGTTGAAGTTGTGGCATCATTGTACACGCCGTATTTGCTGGTGCCTGCCGTTCCTGAGACAATGCACTCCCTCAAAATCAAGCCGGTGACGCTCACCGTATGCACCGCCGCGCCGATAGTTGGCGTGCCGCTGGCCTTCGTGATAGTGCAATGGTCAAGGATTGCCCCGGTCGCCCCGTTCACTTCAACAGCGTAAGCCGCCGCGCCGCTGGCGCTGTTGGTAATGGTCAGGTTTTTGAGTGTGGCCCCGGCTGTTATGGTGATAGTTGGGCTTGATGCGCTGGTGATAATCGTATTGGCCCGGTCAAGAGCCATAAGGGTGATTGCTAGCGCAACGGTCAGTTGTTCGGTGTAAGTCCCGGCGTCAACCAGAATAACATCCCCCGCACTGGCGGCTGCAATTGCCGCCGCAATGGTCGAATATTGGGCGTCTGGATCGGTGGCTGAAACAGTCAGGGTATGAGCATAGGGCCAGCCGCCAGCCGCGTGGCTGTGCAGCGTCGTCGCTCCGCCGTCGGTCAGGTCGGTGTACTCAGCATTGGTCAGGTGATAATAGCTTGCGCTATTGAGATTGCTGAGTAGGGTGTGGTCGCCTACAGTGGAGGCGACAAAAGTGGCAGTCCAGGCCGACTCGACCAGAGTAGCGACTGCAGCCGATTTCTGGAAAATAATCCGGCCAATGAGCCGACCATGATAACGCAAGTGATCAGGTAGGCTCGGCGCACCTTCGGCTTGAGCCAGAGCCACACTCGTGGCGTTGGAAGAGCCATAAATCATCGCCAATGAACCATCATAGGCTGAGCCAACCGTATTGCCGGAAACATCCAGGTAAATCCAGCGTGTGCCATAGCGGTTGGCGGTCATCGCCTGGAGGGTTGTACCATCTGAATATTGGGTATTTTCCCACTGAGTCGCCGTGCCTGAAACAAATCCTCCGGCACCATTGGGATAATAGGTATAAAAAGTCGCCCCGGCTGCAATAGCATTGAGGATGAGACTGTTGAAACCGTGCCACATCCGGCCCGCCGTCATTGCCAGTTGGCGGGTAGCTACATCGCTGATTTCCAGGCCACCGCTCCCTTCCGGCGCTTCCTCACGGGTAAACGGCATCGTCAGCCGAAGGACCTTGCGCGTAAAATTGCTCACATCCTCAGAGTGCGCATACAGATTCGCAATCCTCATAGTCGTACCATCATACGAGGCTCTTGCTAACGGAAAATTGGAAAACCAATTCCAATCGCTGAAATTAGCCTTTGTAACGGCGGCTACCGACCCGCCCGAATATTCAATCCCGATAAATATTACATTCTCCTGCCCCGCCGCAGGTGCGGAAAATGTATACAGATCCGCGGCGGCGGCCCAACGGCAAAGCACCAGCGCACCCTGCTGGTCATTTGTGGTGCGAATGTAGCCATCACCGGCGATTACGGAGAGTTTAACGGCGGTGCTGCCTACGGTGACATAGGTCAGGGTTCCGTCTATGACTCCGGCGCTGCCCCGCGCAGTAAAATCGTCGGTTAGAGTGGTATTGATCGGTGTACCCACTACCGGCAAAATAACCTGGTTGGATGGGTGGGTATGATCTATCGGCGTTGCCGTTCCCGTTCCGCCGCCCGCGACGGTGTACTGGGCCATATTGCCGGGCGAGCGACGCACGGAAACGAGCGAGCCGACAATGAGATGAGGCAGGCCGGACCAGTAGACATCAATCACCGGCTCATCTGGCGTAGGGAGTTTGACTTTGATGAATTTGGGCAGAGAGCCGGCGGGGATTGTGATGACTTCGCACGAATCGAGAGTCCGGTCGAACCAGCCCAGTTTAGTTAAATCTGTTTCAAATGCCATAGTAAAATCCTTTAAGCCGCCGAATTATCATACTCAAGTGTCAGGTATCCAGTTCCGGTTTTTCGTGCCGGGTCTGCGTTCAAGCTCGCCCCGTAGACAAACATACTCTGATTGTTTAAGTTCAAATGCACCCCTGCCCCAGAAATAGCATCTTCCGCCGGCCCGTCAAAATCTACCAAAATTCTATCTGCCAAATCTAAACCTCTGCCTGTATCCCCGTACAAAATCAATCCTGGGTCTACCTCTACCTGTAGACTGTAAGGCCGGGTCAACCAAGCCCAAAGTCTGCGAGCGTACAAATTAGCCTGGGTCTGATCCTCCGCCCACACGCCCGATGTCACCCGCTTCACCTTACCCCTCGCCTTACTGGCCGGGTACTTACTCCTAAATATCGTCGCCGGATTAATCCCACTGACCATCGTCACCTGCCCGATGCGCTGGCCCGGCTGCGAGTTGTTGAATCTAACCTGCACGGTGCCGCGTAAATGCTCCTTAGTCAGCGTCCCCTTGACCGCAGGCACTGGGCTGATAAATGGCGGCGCGGGTTGATAGTGGATGACGTTGCGCCGGTCGCACCAGATGCGATGAAATTCGCCGCCGCCTTCCTCGCCGCCGCCGATTTGCTGTAAGCTACTCCAAATATTCTCGCTGTGACCAACGATAAAGCTATCGCCCACCGTGCTAAACAGGGTCGAGCTAGCATCAAAATCCAGGGTAGTTATTACCCCCTCCGGGGAGCCGTCGCTGCCATCGGCGTCATAAATCACATTGCAATGATGCTTTAGGATATGTTGGATTATCGTAGAGAATGACCAGCTTGTGGCCTCGTGGGCATTGGAGGGCGAGGCGACCACGGCAAAGGAAATATCTTGTAAATCGAGGCCGGACAGATGCCGATCAATGGTGGCAACCTCAAAATTGCCCTGACTGCTAAAGCGGTCGAAGCCAAAATCCGGCTTGCTCACTACATGGCCGTTCATTGCCCGCCGCGCCAACAGGTCGCTAAATCCTGACAGGCTTTTGCCCTTTGCCAGGATGTTAAGCCCGGCCACAGCGGCGTCTGTATTGCCAAGATTGTTAGCCGATAGCTGCCAGCCTCCCCGGCGTAAATCACCTGACAAACTAACGGGGTACAAATCCTGCCTGCTTATCACGGCGCTTTCCCCTCCAACCCAACCACGCCCGTGCCCGCTGCGCCTAACCCCGCGCCGGTAATGTCTGACAGGCTGGCCCCCTCATTAGGTGTATACCGCAGCTCACTCAGCGCACTAATCGCCCCACCTAAAAAGCTGCGGTCGTAATCGTAATCCCCGGCCCAAAATGCGAGTTGCGCCGTGGCATCGAAGCCCAGCGCGGCGTTAAGGGAAGTCCAGTTGTCGCCGCCGTCGTAGGTCGCCAGAAAATCTTGATCGGTTGAAACGGTTACTTGAATTGTCAGAGCCTCGCTTGGATCAACCTGCAAGGTATTTACCACCTTAGCGCCCAGGCTGGCCGGGCTAATGTCGGTCTCTGCGGCAGTCGAAACAACGTGGCTGACTACGGTTACATCAGTCCCAAAGTTGCCAAAAAATAGCATCTGGTCTGCCGATGATGGCACCGCCGCCACATTGGCCGCACTCCCGGCTCCTGGGGCGTATGCTATTTCCCACGTCGCCAAATCAGCCCGTGCCGCCCGCAGGATGACCGGCAGGCCGGCGGCATCTTCCAGGGCGACATAGATGTAAGCGCCATCAGAGGTGGTTGCTAAACTTGCCATTAGCTCACCATCACACTTCCCGGTATACCGCCGGCGCTGCGGGTGTAGCCGTAACTAACAGGCGGATCGGGGGGCGTGTTGCCGACTTTTACAGTATCAATATAAACAAACCGGCCCGTGCTGCCATAGGTCGGGGTAAAAATGGCATTTTCAAAATGAACTAAATCAAGGGTATCGCCTTCGTAGCCCGCCAGGGATTGTTCGTATAAAATCCAGCCGGTGTCAGCTACATCAACGTCAACGCCTTCTATGACGGGCGTCAGGCTCGATGCTCCGCTAAAACCAAAAACCATCTGTAAAATATTAACGGCGTCCGGGAGGTCATCGCAACCCAAAATCCGATAATAGAAATATATTTTATTGCCGGAAACTATACTATGCGTATCGGTAGTATTCTGGATTAGGGGTGGGCTAAAAGCAGCCGGTAGTTTGGCGCAGCCGGCGGCAAAATAGCCCTCCGTGCCATCCCAGGCGGCGCTGGTTCCCCCGTTGCTATAATTCCCCAGGGTGGTGTCAAAGTTTTCAGTAAAGCTCAATTTCTAAACTCCTGAATCCTTCTAAAATATGTGGAGCCATAAAGTAAAATTGGGTCAGTAAGTGAATTGCTCAGTACCGGAAACCCTAACAACTGCTGATGCTCCATAAACAATTCTACAATCACCACGTCATTATCAAGGGCAATCAGCGGTGTATCTGCCCGCTGGCAGCTATATTCCTTTTGATAGCGCACCAGATCAGTGATTAAATCAGCGTAATTAATGCGCGTCTGGTGCGTAGAAGTCGCCGGGAACTTGGCCGTGTAGGTAGGAATGTTTAACGGGCTTGTAACCGTGTAGGGCAGGGTACATGGTATCGAAGCGTGAATGAAGCTGATTATCATTGTCCCTTTGTCTTTGAAGTCTATGTCCAGTTCGCCGTTCAAGCTGTCCAGTGTGTGAGTGACAACCTTTTCATACTCAGGCATTGCTATGTTGTCGAAGTGTAGCACGTTGGTTCTTACAGCGTACCGGGCCGCCTCACGATTAAGATTCGCCAGGATGAGATATGAGCGTAACGCCCAGCCGACCTCGAAAACGCCCAGCATAAAGAAAATCACTACCGGGGCTATGATAGCTGTTTCAACCAGGGCCTGGGCGTTTTTGGTCATCCACCTATACCCTCGCTGTTCCACGTTGCACCGTAATCGTCGCTCACAAACAGCCACGCCCTCGCCGGGCTAACCGTAAATCTAACCACATAAACCCGGCTGATGTCTTGCGGGTCAAAACACAAATCTAATTGGTCTAAATCTGCCGTTACCGGCGGCGTCACATCCTCTGCCGCGTTGACCGGGTCGCCCAGCGCATCCTTATCTATCAGCGTCCACGTCGCCGCCCCGTCGGTGCTATAAGCCACGCCCGTTTTACAGCAGGCCCAAACGTGTTGTTGACCTGCTGGCAAGTCGGCGTAGTGTGGGTTAAGGTGAAATAATCGCAGCTTCAAATCATCGCCGGATAACCCGCTGTTGCTGGCCGCCGGGTCGCTGCCATTGTCAGTGATGTAGACTCCGGCGTTGGGAGTGCCGATGTAGACCCGCTCCACCGGCTCTACAATCTCAACCGTGATTTCTACCGTTTCGCTTTCCTCGCCCAGTAGGTCAGTTACGGAGGCGGTAACGGTGTACGTTCCCAGGTCATCATAGACTACATCGCCGCTGAGGGGGTCGAGCGCCCAGTCGCCGGCGGTGATGTCGCCGATGTCGGTTGCGCCGCCCCAGTCAATATCAAAAGTGTTTATGGTGGAAGTGGCAGATCCGGAGTCGGAAATATCCCACGCAATGGCGGAGCCCAGGAATTGAGTAGAGGGAATCATAGACAGCTTGACAAATGGGGGCTTGCCCCCGATGTAGATGCCATCCATACTTGGATCGTCACAGTAGCTGCGGGCTATAAAAACTCCAGAACTAAATAACTCTAATTCTAACCCCGTTAGGTTATTGTTCTTGAACCTCTCCCAACTCAAGGCGAAACTCCTAAATGATGGTTCATTTAACCCTTATTATCGGAAGCCTAATATCACGGTATCTCTACCGCATTATCCGGCAACCCATCACAGACCCACCAGCTGCCAAAATCATCCCCATCCCATTCGGCCTCAAACACGCCACCGTAGCGTGTGCAATAGGCTCGCTGTCCATCGGCGCTGAGATGCGTTGCCCCGGCGTCAATCGCTGCCTTAAATACCGATAGCGGCACATCGGCAGGCGGGTCTGGCCTGGGTTTTGTATTGCCAGTTGTGTGTACTGTTATGCGATAGCCAGAAATGAAGGTCATAGCCAATTCCGCCACCATTTATTCCTGGATGGTTTTTCTGTTAATCCTGTTTCCTCCCACTCTTGCGGGTTACAAACTTTCATTTCTCGAATAGCCTGAACACAGCCATCGGCGGGGGACGATATTACTCTGACGGTGTAAGAATCTCCGCTTTCGATATGCTTGATAATATCTCCGGCTTTTAATTTTGTGATGTCTATCATATTTTCACCTTGTACTCAACCGTAACATTTGTCATGCGCCGCCCCACCTGCTGCCCGTTTACCAAGCCTACCTCAACCCCGCTGCTGTAGGTGACGCCGGTATTGCGGTCAGTTGGCGTGTTGGTCGCCAAGCTCGTAAGTGCCGCCCCTTGCAGCGCCCGCAGGCTTTCAAAGGTCGAGACTTCCATCTGTGCAATGTTCCAGGTGTTGACCCAGTAGGCAATAAATGTCACCGTGCCATCGGCGTTGACGCGCCGGGCGAGGCGGTTCCAGGTGGAAATCACGCCGTGACAGGTAATGCTTGAATTGATGACATAGGTTGGCGCTGCCACTATATTTTACTTGAACCTACATAAGTCCAGCTTGTTGAGCTTGATCCCGATTTAGTTTGTGACTGCCAACAAACGCAAGGCCCCATAAACCACCAGGACCAAACCCGCGCGCATCGGGGGCAAACCCACCCGCAAATTACCCGCTCTGTTTTCTCGAATATCAGAGAATGGAGAGCGTATTTACCGGACGTTGATTTTGCACAATCTTGACACATTTCACACCCTCACCAAAAAATCACAACTAACACCCACAAACGCCGGCCCGCTGTGCTCTCCGCTCACCCGCTGGCACAGCGCCCCAAAATACCGCTTATAATTTGCGTTATTCCTATCCCCATACGGCGGCAAATCCACACTGACCCGCTGCCCTTCCAGGGCGTAAAGCGTGTTAAATTCAGCCGCCGTCAATACCTCGGCCCCTACCGTCACCCGCACCCAACGGAGCCGGGGCGTAGAACCATCAAGACCTGCACTGGCCGGGTCATCCGTCCAGTTGGCGGTTGTTAGGCGGGCTATGGCGGTTCCGTTTACGGCTACATCAGTTGCCATCTAGGCCCCCTGCGACCAGGGCACTACCACTGAATTATAAAACTCATCCACCGCCCTTTGAGCGTGTTTCTCCATTATCGCCGCCAGTTCCTTCCCCCCGATTCCGTTCACATTCACGACCACGCTGGCCCCACCGGCAGGGGTGACGCTGACGCGCTCGCCGCTGGTCAGGCCGATTTGGAAAGAGTCGTTCGGGAAGCCGGGCGGTACAATAAATTGGTCAACCCCATTGGCAAATCCGAGCGTACCCGGATTGCTGCCAAAGCCCGCCGCTTTGCCGCCGCCGGATCGTGACGGGCGGGAAGGGGTAGCCCCGGCCCCGGCGCGGTTTTGCGACCCTGGCCGTGACGATGGGGCGTTGATGTCCCCCAACATCTCACCTATTCTGTGATTGCGGGCAAATCCGCTGTTAAGCCCCTCGGCAAAAGCCGCGCCAACCTCTACCCCAAGTTCAGCGGCGACGGGGATCAACGCCTCCATTTCCTCTTTGGTCAGGTCCTTAGATTCGGTTAGCTCCTCAGCCAGCTTTTCAATAGATTGTTTCTTTGTTTCCTCAATCTCGGCCAGCTTCGCGTCCCTGGCCTCAACCAGCGCCGCCCGCCGCTCCTCATAATTGGCCTGCTCATCGGCCAACGCCTGGGCTAATTCTTCCTGCCGTAAAACCTCAGCTTCGGCGGCTGCTTCCCGCGCTTCGGCCCGCGCTTCCTCGGCTTGTTCCTGCCTAAGCTGTTTGGCCTCCTCTGCTTCCGCCTCCATTTCGGCCTTACGGTCGGCGGCGTCCTGCCTTACGCGGTCAATCTCGACGCGCTGGTTTTCGTCTTTGGTTTTCTGTTCGTTGGCGTCCTGCTCTTTAGCTATCTGCTGCTCAATCGCCCGCCGTTCTTTACTTGCCAGGATTTGGTTAAACTCACCCTCGGCGGCCAACTGGCGCATCTCAAAGTCAAAGAGGCGCTGGTCTCCCTTTGCCTCAATCTGGCGCGCCCGGCGCTCCTGTTTCTCCGAGCGGGCGGCATCTTGTTTCATCCGGCCTATTTGCCGGTCTGTATCGCGCTCTAATTTGGCCTTATCTTTGGCGAGGTCTTTATCTATTTTAGCCAGGTCTTTACTCAAATCCTTGTCAATATTGAATAAAGTTTTGGCTAAATCCTTCTGGATTTTGGCCTGTTCTTTGGCAGAGTCGGCGTTGATTTTGTCTACCGCTTCGCCGTGGTCTTTCCAATTAGCGTCCTCGTCTTTGAAAAAGTCATCCCAGGTTGAGGCGGTATCCTCAGCGGCTTTGGCGTTGATGTCTATCAGTTCACCGGCTACATTGCGCCGGGCAGTGTTGGCAGCCTGCAACCGCCGGGCCAGTTCCTCGGCGGCTCGCGCGGCCCTGTCCATTGCTTCGGCAGCCTCATCTTCGGAATCGGCCTGTTCTTCGGCGGCGTCTCCGGCGTTACCGGCGGCTACAGCTAAATCCTCTTTAGCCTCTGCCAGAGCCTTGGCATTAAAAATAGAATTACCAAAAAATGAGGTCAGTTTTTCAATCGCCAGTCCCAGCGGATTGATAACCGCCATAGTCGTATCTGCGGCATCCTCAACCGCTTTTAGACCATCCCGGCCCTTATAGGCATCATCCCTGAGTTTTTCAATCGCTTTGCTGTTATCAGCAAAGCCCTTTAATCCGCCTGTAACCTTTTCGAGAATTGGATCAAGCGTATCTAAAACACCCGAGCCGTCACTGATTGCCAGCATCGCCCCGCCAACAGCGGCCTTTAGGTCATCCATCCGGGCGTTAAGCCGCTCAACCTTGCCCGCGCTATCAAGGCTAATGCCGCCTAACTGGTCTACCTTTATGCGGCCCTGCTCTAATGTGGCATTGAGAAAAGCCTGTTTCTTTTCGGCGTCGGATAGCTGCTTTACCGTCTTGCCTACTGAGGCAGCATAGTCGCTATACGCCTTTTCGGTATTAATCATAATGCCCAGGTTGTCAAGGATGAGCTTGGACTGGCGGCCTATACCAATCGTCAAATCTTCAATGGATTTGTTGGCATCCTGGCCCATTGCCCGGCCCAGGACAACGGCCATTTGAGCCAGTTCGTCAAATTCCTTTTCATTATTAGCAACGCCCAGGAGCATGGCCTGGTTTGCCGCCTTCATTGCATCCATTTCTGAGATGGTATTCAGGCTGGCTTTTTGGATAGACTCAACTATAGCGTCACCCGTCACGCCGTATTGAGCGCCCAGGTTATCGGTTGCCCGGCCTAATCTCTCAGTGGCAGCACCAGCCTCAAGCGCTGCGGCGGCGTAGCTCAGGGTAGCGGTTGCGGCATCGCGGGCAATATCTACAGCGGCCAGACTGACACCCGCCGCAGCGCCGGCCCGCATTGCAAACGAAGGACCACCGCCCCCGGCCAATTCCTTGTTAAGCTTGGCGGTTAGTTGAGTAACTTTGCGGTGCTCGGCAATCTGGCGACGGGTTGAGGCAATGGCCTCGCGTTCCTGCCGGCGCGTTGAGGCGATTGCTTCACGCTCGGCGCGTTGAGCCGCTTTGGTAAGCTGGTCGAACCCTTTACCATCAAAGGTTGTAGAGACAGGAATCGTCACACTCACAGCTTAATTCCAGTATCGTATATTGTGTTAATAGCGGTGGTTTTGATCCTGAGTCTCCTGGGTATTTACGTAAATGAGCTAATCCCTACTCGATAATCGCCCGGATAACCTCAATTGACCAGCTATCCATTTCGGCCAAATCGCCCGCGCTCAGGCCGAAACGGGGCCAGGTCTGGGCGGCTAATTTGAGAATGCTTTGGGTAGAATAGTACTCTGGAAATTCTTGCGCCAGGCTGAGGGAAAGCTGCTGGCTCATCGCGGGGGAGGGCTTCACCGTAAATGTTTTACCGGCTACGGTGTGGGTTCGGGGCTGCTGCCATCGTCGGATGCTGGTAAGGAGTTCGCGGAGCCGAGCCGCTTTTTTTTGAAGTAGGTGTAATCGTAGTTCCAGAACGACTCGACCAGATCACAGATAAACTTATCTCCCGTCGCCTCCCTGAGTGCGATGGCCTCGGCTTTGGTGGTCAGGGGGTAAGCCGTGCCGTTCTGGGCCACACTCAGGAATAGCGACGGGATAAAACTAATAGCGCGGTCAGGTGAATAATCATCCTTTGACCACGTTAATAAGTCGGTGTGAGTTTTGTCATTTATCCTGCCAACCGCTTCAAAGGTAAGCGGTGGGTCACAGAAGATTTCTAAATCGTCGGTTGTGACGGTGTAAGTGGTTTTAACTTTTAGCTTCATACAGGCAACCGATCCACGCTCGTAAGTCGCACCGCCCCGGCCTGGCCGCTGTCATAAATGCCCGTAAACGGCGCTGTAGCTCCCTGTGCTATAGCCTCGCCTGCCGCTATCTGAGTACGGGTGTAGTCGCCCAGGCTTAATTGCGGCAACTCAAATGTCAAACTATAAGGCGTTGAGGCGTTGACCATATAGGGCGACGTAAAGATTAGATTCACATCCCTGACCGTCGCCGCCTGATAATCGGCAAAGCGGGCATTATCAGCCGGGAGTAGAGTTATCTCCCCTGTTACGGCAAACTCACCCTCAATTTTGCCGGTCGGTGATTGTGTACCGCTTGAGACTTCGTACAGGCCGGTATTTGGTGAGATGTTGATTGTCATTGCCTGAACTTCAAGCCAGGGCGAGCCGCCCAGAGTGAGAGAAGCAGTCCACGCAGCAAAGGGTCTGTAAAAATTTGCAGCGTCATTGGCAAACGTGCCCGCCGTTGCGTTGGCCGGCTTCTGGCCCAATAGCGTTGCGGCTCCCATCAAAAGCCCCTGCTGGTCAGTCCTGGCATAATTCAGGGCAATAGTTGGCACTACGCAGCCGGCGAAATATTCGCTGTTCCCGCTGCCGGCCTCTAACCGTCCGGATTGCTCAAACACAAGGCTGGGCGTCGTATTGCCGATGGTGAAAACGTTGGTCACGTATTTAATACCGCTGATTGTGACCATTCCACTTGTGACCGTCCCGGCAATGGAGAGAGTAACCGGGTTGACACTGCCATCATAAGCCCCTTTGGAGTAGTAAGTCCCGTTGACTGTTCCGGCGTTTGTGCCGATGGTGATCGTCTCGACTGTGACGCCGTTCTGAATAAAATTGATAGCCGCCGTGCTGGCAGCGGTCGAGGAGGCAATGACGATTTTGAATATTTCCAGGGTTGCCGGTTGAGTGTCCAGCGTTGCTACGGAAGCAAAGGCGGTTGAGGCCAGGGCCGCAATCCCCGCCGTTTCCGTGCGGACCACCGTCCCAAACGCGGCCAGCCACATCCGGTCACATAGGACGGGGTAAATGGGAAATTCATAACTGCCGATTTGCTCAGGGGGATTGGAGCCGGCGACGGGTAAGGCTACGTGCATGTGCCGCTGGCCTGATTTGGTCATCGGGTAGATAAGAGGGCTTTTCGGTTGGGCTTCTGCCGTTTTCAGAACCGGCAGTTCAAACCAGCCCGTAGCCCCGCCGCCATTGCCGCCGATATTCCAACCGGAGGCGGTCTGAGGCGCGGCGGCGGCGTAGCTGGCTTCTTTACGGTATTTGACAAATTCGAGAAAGGCGGGTGAAGCCATTGGTTAATTCTCCTGTTCTGATATAAGGACGCCCGTATCGCCAGGTTTAACCTCTATAGCCGTGCGCGGCTTACCTGTGGCCGGCGCAGTGACCGGCTTTGCCTTCGTGACCAGTTCGCCGCCGTGTTTCTCGGCCAGTAGTATCGCCTCGGCATCATCATTGCCGATTTCGGCTTGATGGCGAATAATGTTTATGGTGGTATAGCCTTCGGATATTTGTCCGAAATCAATTTTTGGGAAATTGTAAGTCATAGTTGCTCCTTAAGGTGTTTCTTGATAATCACCTGCGCCCGGCCCTTGACAATTGCGGTTGTTTCTTCCACTGACTTCCAGCGGCCCCGATGTATTTTGGCCTGCTGTGATTTCCGGCCCACTACAAAGGGCGCGTAATTGGCTATCGTTTCATCTACTGACCATTCACCGCTAATTGTGGGGAGTTGGGTCGAAGTGACCTGCGTCTTAAAGGCGCTCTGTAGGGCAAAAGTCCGGGTGTAAGTGCTGGCCGGCGGCGGCGCTGGATTAGATGAGGCGGTATAGCTCTTGACTTGCACGGTTCCGGCAAACTCAAGGATTTCATCTCTGGCGGCGTTCAGTTTGGCTGTAACCCGCTGGATACTTTTTTTAATGGCGCTGTTGACCTGCCCCATCGGGATTTTGTACTCGACAATTACCCCGTTCATCCGCCTATCACCGTAAATCTGTGCGTATATTCCAGGCTCCAAAAGTGGGCCGGGGCGTTTTCCACCGGCGGCCAGGGCCGAATAGCATAACTACGCGGCTGAAAAATGAGGGCATACGAGAAAGCGCCGGAGGCAGCGCACAGGGAAAGTCTAGTTGAGTTGGTTAGCAGCTTATCCATAATGGATTTCCAGAACAGCGCCGCCCCGCTTTCATCGCCGGGGTATTGATCGGGCACGGCCTCGACGATTAGCAAGCGGCTGTAGACTTCGTAGTAAATGACATAACTGCCGTGCGTTAGCTCGCTGCTTACTTCACCCACTGGCCCTAAGGGAACGTGGACGATTGCTGGTAACTGGCTGCCCGCCGTGAACTCTGAGGGATTAGCCCCCCAGGTATAGCTGGTGACAATGCCGGGCGAAGGGGTGGTAATGGCATCTTCCAGGGCAGCTAGGGTGTTCACGGCGGCGGCCAGATCGAAGGTGTAGGCCATTAGTTAAGCCGCCCGACTCGTCTGCGCCGATACCACATTGACCATAGCCAATTGAGGTAATAATCCTCAGATCGGCAATAATCGTGAATATCGGATAGGATGGGAATCGGTGTCATTTCTTTATTTCACTCTGGTATAACCGCATCCAGCAAGTATCTTGATGACATTCCCTTGAACGCTCATCAAGATAAAAAACCACCCACCCACATCGCCGCAAGTACCACGCCATTAGACGCTCGTGTGAATGGCGTGAATTTCTTACCCAAACTGCCAACGATTCAGCCTTTATCATCTCAGCGCCCTGGTCATCACTTTTAGCCGGTTGCCCTCGCCACCCTGATTTTGCACCATGACAACCTCATAACGGTTACTTGAGGCGTCTACTATCGTATGTTTTTCTGTGATAGCTGGCAGGCTTCCGCTCACCGGCTCAAACCAGAAAACATCCGTGACGATGACTAGCGCCCCGGCGTCGGTGAATAGTTCTGAGGCGTCCGGTTGTTCGTGGGTGGCAATCAGGCCGGTTGCTAAATTTGTCTCCACGTTCTGACCGGCGGTCAGGGTTTTTAGCTTGACCGAGACGGTCATTTGAACGCGGCGCTCACGTAGGCGGGAGGCTATCATTTACCCATCCGGGGCATCTTGTTAGGCATTTTAGCCGGCATCTTGTTAGGCATTTTATTCATTGGCATCTTGCCGGTTGGCATCTTTTGAGTAGCCGGTTTACTCCGGGGCGGTTTAACTTTTGCCATCAGGCAGTAGTTCCTTTCTCCATAAAGTCCAGCGTAACAACCCCCGCGCTGAGTTCGCCGATAGCCCCGCCATCAGGGGTGCTCGATAGCTCCTTAGCCCGCTTAAAAAAGCTATCGGCCAGCCCTTTGGCGTCATAGTCCACATCGCCCTCACTCTCGGCTATCGAATAGGCCAGCCATTCATTACCCAGGATATTTAAGCCCATTGCCGTCGCTTTGTTGATGCTGTCGCCCTGCGCGGTGAGGAAGTAGGCTATTTCGTCATCAGAAAAATTTGTCTTGCGCGGGCGCGGTCCCTTACCGTCAACCGAATCGCCCAACGCAAGACGTACCTTACCACTATTGGCAGTCAGGGTGTAGGTAATCGCCATCTGCTACTGCTTCATCAAAACATCATAATCAACATTGGCCGCCGGGGTTGCCACCGGGTCAAACGTGCCATAAGTAGTATCAACAGTCGGTACAGCAGGCGTCTTGTTGACGGTTAGATGGTAGACATCGGCAGCAGCCGCCGGGACGTAGGGCAGGCCGAACAGCTTCCCCCCGGCTACAGTTAGCGTCACATCTTCGGCCCGCGTTGGCAGGGTTAAAGATGTGACGCTTTGCCAGGGAACAACGCCGGTCAGGGTCTGTGATCCGCTTATAGCCGCCACCGCGATTAACTCAGTCGCTGCCAGTCCTCGCGCATCCACGCCCACAACGGTAATGCTGCCTGCCGTTGCCGTTGTGACCGTGACATAGGTAATTGACAGGTTGCGCGGATATTGAATCCCCAGGATTTCTTCCGTGACCGCTGAAACCGTGGCTACAACCGTTGCCGCTGCCCGAATACTTGGTGCAGCGTCGGCATCCTGAATACGGATGAAAGTCGAGCGGCCTATAAAGTGGTCAACGCCGGTCAAGTCGCCGGCAAGGGTCATATCATCATTGATAACCAAATCCTCAGACGTGATAGTCTTGGAGTTTTTGATCGTCTCGGTTCGAATTTCAACAAATCGCTGAATCCCCTGCATCACCGGCACAAAACCAGCCAGAAGGAAAACGGTCAGGATGACAAACCAGGTATTTAGTTTTTTCATTATCTACCGCCTTGCCGGGGTGAGACCTGCCGGTCCGCGTCCTGTAACTTGGTTTCAGGTTGTTTTGTCGCAGTTAGCAGCGCCTTTACCTCGGCTAACATTGCCTTGATTTCGGCCAGTTCTAGCGCCAGCTTTTCGGTTGCCTCAACCTGTCGGATATTGATTGATTTATCAGTCGCCATAGTTACTCCTTAAGCGTAGGCCGCTGGAATACTGTAGGTGCCACCTGACCCGAATTCTAAAATAACCCCGTTGAGCCGGTCGCCTGCGCCCAGGCCAAAGCGATGCCGCCAGATGCTTTCTTGGAACGGGAACTCTTCCTGCTGAGCTACCAATTGCAGGCCATCACCCAGGCCGGTGTCAGCCGGATCAACACGCCGGATGAGAGGCGGGTCGGCTTCCAGATGCACCGCTACAAGATAGTTAGCGGGGATGAAGTTCCAGACCGAAATCCACGTCCCGGCCTTGTGACGGCCAATGATACGGCCTGGTACATTGGGCAGGTTTACAGGGACATCAGTATTAGAGCCGGTGCGAATGAAGTTGTCATTCACTTCAAAGAAGTCTGTCAGGGCTTGCGTCTCGGCGCGGGCGGTGTCATTGATAAAGCTGATGATATTGGAGCCGCCTGGTACTTGACCGAAATGCTCCTCAAGCTCAGGCACGACCGTTTCATAGGGGTCATTGGTATCAGAGATTGCACTCTCGGCGTAGCCGCTTTCCAGGTAATGATTTTCTGTGGCTTCCGCAGCCGAGCCAATTACCGGGGGATATACAACGGCATCACCATTAGCCAACGGCTGAATAGTGATTGTGCCGCCAACCCGGTCTACATAGCTGTCCGTGGTTGATTTGAAGATGCGGCGTAGGATTTGATGTCTGACCGTATTGACGTTCTGGGCCACTACGGTACTAATATGCCGGTCAAGCTCGCCCACCGTCATATAGGCCATATCTACATCGTTGCCGACAATCATCGCCCCGTAGTCATCCAGCGGAAAGGCGACATCCCACGAGCCGGCGGCCTTGACCGCGCCATAGCGCCCGTCATTGCCCCGGCTTTGCAGATAACCCCCGCCAGCAAGCAAGTAACGAAACTTGAAGGCGTCGGTCGTGCGGGAAACAAAAATACTGGTAGCCTCGGCCAATTCGGCGTTGGCTCGATTGATATAGGCGGTAGCAGCTTCAAAAAGAAGCTGCTGTCCGATAGTGGCGCTAAAAGCTCGCTCACTGTCAGAGGCGTTTAAGTGTCCGAAAATTCCGCTCATTGTATATGCTCCTTATGCCCACACGTGATGCCAGGCCGTTGTGATTCTAACAACCAGGGTATAGGTAGGCGCATCATTTAGAGCAACTACCCCGCCACAAATAACGCTGACCGTTCCAGCGACGGTAGACAACGAGCCGGCGGTATCAGAAAGATAGATCACATCCCCACTTGACAGGCCGGAAACGGTAAAGCCGTACATCTCTCCCTCATGAAGTACGTCTACCGGCTGACCTGCCGCTGCCGCATTGAGGGCAATTCCCCTGAATTGGATGAGCAAACCACCGCCGGCGCTGGCGTCTGCCGGGTCAACAAACTTATCAGCCGCAATAGCAACGGCCTGACCTTTGGTGATGGTCGAGCCGGCGGTATACGATCTGATAATGGCTTTGGTCGGGTCAACTACGCCGATTTGGGCCGCTGTCAGGGCTACTTCATTAGCCATAATTTAACTCCTTGTCTTGAGCCTGTCGAAAGGCTTACAGTCGTACAATGGGCCGGGCCGGTGTCATTTGCTGCGCTCCCTGTGGAGCTTGCGGCGATGCGCCCGGTTTGGGTTTGGTTTGATTGCCAGGGCCAAGCGTTTGGGATTTGAATAATGCCTCATTGGCATTGAGCCATTGCAGTTTAGCCAGGGAGTCGGGTGAGCCGGGCAGGGCATTAACGGCGGTCTTGGCTCCCTCGCCTAACGCCTTAATCTTGGCGTCTAGCAGTTCGACGATCACGGCCTCGTAAGCAGCTACTTGAGTAGTCAAGGTTTCAACCTTTGGAGTTAAATCCTTAACCACGCCTTCATGCTGCTCGGCAAGTTTCTGCTGCTGCGCGTCAAAGTCTTTTTGGGCCTGCTTTTTGGCCTCGGTACGCTCTTTCTTGAGCAGGCTATTGAGATAGTCCTGCTGCTCCTGGCTAAAAGTCACCCCGGTTTGTTTTGGTTCAGCCGGGTCGCTGACTGGCCCCGTTGGTTGTGTTACTTGCCCGGTTGGGTCGCCGGTTGTGATTTCTGCTGGTTCCATCATTCTCCCTTTGTAAAAAGGTAATAAAAAAGCCCACTCAATTGAGTGGGCTTAATAGGCGGACTCTCTGCGGCAAAATGGGTATAAATACGGATTTCGCCGGAAAAGTTATTTGGTTGCTACAATAATAGCACAGTTGTTTTACTTTTGCAAGGCTGCTATTTTTTTAACTCGCATATCTCGGCAATGGCCTCAGAGATAACCAACAGGCCGCGCCGAATAGCAATGAGCAATACCCGCCAGCGCGGGTCAAGCGGTTGGGACTGGCGCGGGAGGGACTGGCCGTTGTGGTTGGTTGTTTGGTACTGGACTGGTGTCTCCATTGGCCCTATTCCCGCTTTAGCTCGTCGTTAATGTTCCGCTGCTTATCAAGTTCAGACTGTAGTAAAATAATACTACTTTCCATTTCTCTATAAGTGGCTTGATATAGTCTATTTACATCTTCTTCGTCTGGCCTTGTGTTTATCTCAGATAAACTATTTTCAAGATGTTTGATTTTTGCCTTTAATTTGCTCTTCGATTCGTTTCGTTTTTTTAGCAGATCAATGATCTCATCTTGCTTGCTAATCTTATCCAGTAAATTTTTAATCTCAGTTGCGTAGGCATAACGTTCGTCGTACTCAAGCAGTCGCCATAAAAAATAACCAGTTCGGTTTTTAATATAATTCCAGGCGGTTTTATAATCAATTATAATTACGCCCCAGAATAATTTAATCATTTCTCTATTGCCCTTTCGTTGTCAGGTATCAATTGAGTCGGCTGGTTATTCTCCTGTGGCATATTCTCCTGGGCCATTGCCATCCCCTGCTTCGCGTCTTCCATCAACTTGGGTATGCCGTTCTCTTTGTCATCATCGCCAAAGCCTAACTTACGCCAGCGGGTGAGTTTGGGCAATTCGCCCAAAGTAAACTCTTTCTCCATTATCTCCAACTCATCCAACCGATCAGGGGCAAATACGGGCCGCTCGCCTATTTCGTGGTCAAGGTCCCCGGCTTCGTAGCTGGCAAGGTTGAAGCCCTTGAAGTAGCCCCGCTCACCCCCAATAGCTATTGCCATTTGCTGAATGCGTTTCAGGCCATCGTCATAATTGACCCGGCGCTGTAACACCTTATCCGCTGCCGGTCCCTGAGCTATCCGCAAAGCCCGACCTGAAATATCGCCGCTGGCCTGTTGCAAGTCGGCTATCAATTTTAGCTCAGGATAATCACGCTCGATTTCGGCCAATATTTCTTTGATGTGTTCCAGCGTCCCGGCGATGTCCAGCGGCGCTACTAACGGCTGCGCTTTGGCCTGCGGGTCGGTAGCATAGAGAGCAGGTAATTCTTCCCGCCCCGGCTGCGGGCGATTGAGGGCCGCGCTGCCGGTCAAAGCCGTTTCAGTAGTGGTGGGGCTACTCACTGGCTTTGACACGCCGGCAAAAAACCAGGGCGCGTCAACCGTCTTGCGTATCTGGTCACTGAGTTTTGAGGCAATATCATCGACTTCATTGATCTTGGACCGGCCCGGCTGTAGCTCTGACCATCCCCAGTCCAGCCCCACGTCATTATGTTTGATGACTACGAGCGGCACAAAACCATAGCCAGTTTGCCACTCGGCGCCATTGCCCGTCCAATCATAGGGCGCTGAATTGAGGAGGGTTTGGTATAGGACCAATCCACCGCCCTGGTTGGTGACGATCTCGGTATAAACTGCGGTTTGAAGATTGTTGAACGGGTTGGCTCGCTCCTCTTCAATCTCATAGCTTTTGACGTTGCCGAAAGCGTCAAAGGTCACATCTTTGAGTTTGCCGGGGTGGATATTCTCCAGATAAACCCGCTTCTTCTCGGTATCATCCACCACCCGGATGATGGTATCGCCCAGAGTCGAGCCGTAAAGCGTGACAACATCCTTTTTCGTCTGCCAGTTGGACCAGCGCCACAAATCGGCCAGCGCCTGGCGCAGCGTCTCATTATCGGTTTCGATAGGCAACGCCCCTTCGTCGCCGGCCTCTCTGTCCAGCATCCCCCCCCACAGGTGCGACTTCCAGAATTCACCGAGGCGATACGACGGGTTATAAATATTGCGGATATATTTATAAAGGCCGTATTGAGTCTTGTAGGCGGCTGACCATTTGTGAATTTTAGAATAGGCCGTATTTTCGTAATAGGCCCAATTGATGGTGTACCGCAAGCGCCGGCTGGCCCAGGTGTCAAACTCGGCGTCAAGTTTAAGCGGATCGCTGATTAAGTCGGGTTGGTTAAACGCCTTATAGGAGGCAGTAAGTCGGGTCATTAGATTACTCCAAAATGCCATAGTAGTCCCTAACCATATACTTGATTATGTAATTGTCGGCATTGTGCATCAGATACTATTTTTACTGGACTCAAAGTCACCTGGAGTGGTCTGGTACACGTTACCCCAATGCAATTGGGTGGTATGTCCTTTTCATTCTGAACATAACCAAATATATCAGGAGAAACAAAAAAGCGAATTCTCCCGTCGTTTTCCATCCAGACCGTTAAGACCTCGGTATCGTCTGATTCCCCGTAAACATAAACAACGCGCTCGCTCATTTCTCAAATTCCTTTTCCATCGGCCTGACGTACAGCCGCATCATTTGCCGCGCGGCCCGGCGTAGGGCATACCAACGCGGCGTGGGTAGGAATATCATTACGGTTTCCACAACCCCAGGTCAACCAGGAAAGCTATTTTTAGGCTCATAATAAAGTGCTGCCAGGGTGTCATCCAATCGAAACGACATAACACCCCTGATCAAAGTATTGCATCATATCCTCCCAAGTAGAATTGTACCTAACATATTACTACCCCCGATAATCCATAGTTGGCGACGGACCGGCAAATAGACCATCATAGACATTTACCCCAGCAGCAAAGTATCTGACCATATCTAAATAATGCCAGGTAGACTTGTCGGCTATTCCTTCCTTGACATCCCGGATACAATTTTGCATCTGGTCAATCGTATGAACGCAGTTGGAGCAGATAACCATTGTGCCGGTTTCCAGCATTTTGTTGGCCGCGTCTATCTGGGATTCGACATCATTCACCACCGGCAGGCGAATAATAACCCCTTCTTTGGCGTAGTCAAGGCGCTGCTGATCTTCACCCTTTGCGCCGCCATACCCGGCGATAATGTTACGGTTCTCAAAGTGCGCTTTTATCATTTTGGCTCTGGCCGCTGTAGTTCCCTGGGGCAATTGCTGCTCGTAAATCAGATAATATTTATCCTCTATTTTTGCCCACAGGCCCCAGACGGCATTGACCGCGCCAAAGTCGTGGGAGTGCCAATAGCCGGTAATTTTGCTGTAGTCGAGCTTTGAGGCATCCGGGCCGGGTTCGGTAAAAGCGTGATAGACCCGGCCCTCTTTTTTAGTAATGAGATGTTGTGCCTCTTCCAGAAAGGCATTAACACCCCATTCGTTCATCTGGGCTTCGCAGACGTCAAGGGACTGGCCCGGCCAGGTTGGAACGCCACCTAGAATATGATACCGTTTGGTATCCTCTCTGAATTCCCACTCCAAATCCTCTACTGCCGGAAAGGGCCCGCTGACAATTCGATCCCGTAGAAAGTCGGCTTTGCCGTTGGCAATCTGGCTGAAAATGCCGTTATAATTGACAAGGTTCTGGATGCCGATCACGGCCACATCAGTGGAGCCGGACGGTAGAATATCACGGGTGAGCGTGTGGATTTTCTTCAGGGTTGTCTCGTAGGTATCGCCTTTCTCGTCTATGTCATCTATGAAGATAATGTCAGGCCGGTACTCCTCAATCTTGATACCGCGCACCGCCGCATCATAGCCCAGCGCGACCACGTTGAAGCCATTGGCGCAGCGTAAGGTGCTCACCTTCCAGCCCTTTGAGTTGCCATATTTGCCGATAAGCCGCTCGGATAACTGCGGGTAATATTTAGCCACGCCTTTACCTTCGAGCATCGCCGCAATGTTGGCAACACTCTCATTGGCCTTGTCCTGAATCGAGCGGGTGTACAGGGCAAACCGACGAACCTCTTTTGCGCCAACCCAAACGGCGGCGGCTTCAGCGTTAGTGGTCTTGGTTCCACCACGGCCCCAGATAGCAAAAAAGGCCGGGGGTTTGATACCCGGCTGGATGGCTTCGATGTGCTGCCAGAACTGTTCATGGCGCTCGACAAACGGGTGGTAGAACAGGTTCGGGAAAAGGGTAGTAAGCCAGTCGCCCCATAGCTCCGGCGGGGCAAAGTTGCCCGCGCGCTTCCGCCGCTCTAACTCAGCCGCCGCTTGTAGCTGTATTTTGTTGTAAGACTGTCGCCGGGTCGTCACCAGCGGCAATACGCTGTAGCTGTTCATCCGTTGCCTTTGATAAGTCGTAATTGAAATTTGTTACTTTGGTCGCCGCGTCCACCCCAAACATCTCCCGGATGGCCTTAAGCGCCGCCTGCGCCTGAGCGAGCAGCGCCGGGTTGCCGGATTGTCCCTCCTTGCGGGTCGAGGCTTTGAGGCGTTGCGATGCGCCAGCCGTGCCGATTTCGCCGCCGTCTATCATTTCCTGGATGGTGGTCTCGGCGTCCTCAAGTGATTTGAGCCAGGCGGCAAGGGCTTCACGGTGGATGTATTCATACTTGTGGATTAGATTAGCCTTGCGCTTTTCGTTGTCTACCTTGCTATCTTCAAGCCATTGTTTTTCAATCGCTTCTTTGTCGTAATAGACGGTGCGCTCTGAGACGGTTATGTTATGTTCCTTTTCCAGCAGGGCCATTAGCTCCCAGGTGTTTTCAATACCCCTGAGCCGATAACCGGCAATGATGCGCCGCCGTTTGGCTATTCTGTCCTTTTCGCCGTTATGAAGTGACATAATACCTTAATGCAAAATCATAGTTGCAAATCCCCCGGCCCATCAGAGCAGGCGCGGGGGTTGGGTGGTCAGGGTTGCCCAGCGTTCAAGTACCACCGAAATATAAACCGGCTCTAACTCAAAGCCGATAACCCGCCGGTCGCCTAATTCCTCTGCGGCCAATACAGTTATACCGCTTCCGAGGAAGGGGTCAATAATCACGTCGCCCGATTCGCCGTAGGTCTCAAACGCCCACTTTGCTAAGGCTATCGGCTTTTGGGTTGGATGAATCCGGCGCTGCCCCTGCTCACTTGCCTTTAGCATCCCATTCCAACGATGCTCAAAAATACGTGCGGCGGTTGGCTGATTTGTCCAGGCCATTTCACAATCGGCAAAGTTGCCGGTGTTGTCTTTGTCCCAGATTATCCAGCATGGCGACGGGGGTAAGATGTCAGTGTAATAGTTTGCACCCCACCAAACTTGACAGGCGTTAGGATAGAGGTTTAGAAGTAGGGCCGCGCTTTGTTTGGCCGTTTCGGTGGTGCTGTCACCGGCGACGGGCGCATACTTACCCGCGCCGATAGGCTTGCTTTTACCGTCATTTTTTGCCCCTCCAAATGGATAACCCCCATCGGGTCTACCTAAGCCACCAACTTGCCCAACTAGGCGACGTTGCTTAACACCCCCAAAGGGAATATCATAAGCCTCACCGCCGCCAACGTATCCGTTGGCGGCGACTATATTTATGCCATAAGGCGGGTCGGCAAAAGCAAAGGTTACAGCCGAATCGCCCACAATCTTTTTGATATTGGCCTCATCTAAGCTATCCAAACAGGCTATGGTATGCTGGCCTAACTGCCACACGTCGCCAAGTTTAACCTGCCATTTCTTGTGATACTTTTCGGCCTCAACTTCGGTCGGCGCGGGCGGCTCTTGTCCGTTGCCGTTACTTGTCCCATTCACCCCGGCCCGGCTCCGCAACGCCTCTAACATCGCCCCCAACCCCGGCTTGTCCGCTGTCATCGCCCGTGTGCGCTCCAGCAGGGCGGCGAGCTTTTCGGGGATGGGCTGGGCCTGTTCGGTAATGGCATCAAGGGTGGCGAGGGCCAGGGCTTCTTCATCGTCGGTCAACTCTACGTAGTCAACCGGCACAAGCGCCTCACCTTTTAGCACGGCGAGTTCAACCCGCAAGTGACCGTCAATAATGTGACCGCTGGATTTATTGACGATGACGCGAGACAACCAGCCCAGGCTATCTAATGCCTCCTCAAGTGCGGCCCGTTGCGTTTCGGGATGCGCCCGCCAGTTGAGTTCATTGTAACCTTTGGCGAGTTCCTGGGGGTTAGCCGCGCCGGATTCGACTATTCGATTAGGCCAGAATAACGGTTCAATCATAAATCAAAACCGGCTCGCTTTGCCGTGCGTTTAACTTCATCGCCTTTCGCCCTCGCCGGCCCGAACTGCTCCTCCAGCATCCTGGCGTAATCATCGCTGTTGGCATCGTTGCCGGATAATAAGGCCACAGGCGCGCCGGCAATGTGATTAAGGGCGGTACTCATAGCTCCCTCAACTCACCGGCCGCCAGGTCACCCTCAATACCCCACCAGCTACCAACCTGCCCATTCTCAATCTTGGCTTCTTCCATTCGATCATAGCGCCAGCGGTAACACTTTGAACCATCTTTGTGAATATACTCAGCCTGGGCGTCTTTGGCGAGTTTGATAATTGCAACGGGGATTATGTATTCAGTGTCGGGTGTTTTGGCCGGTTGAGTAGGGGGAATAAAGATCATAGACATAACGATACTGGACTTAATTATTGTGTCATCAAATATGGTCACTGATGCACTCTCTCGCGCCTCACCCGGCCCGCGCGGGCGCTCCTGTTGTGAGACAAGTGGTGGATATCCCAATTGCTCTTTTGCCCAACGTACCCAGGCGATTGGCGATAAAATTCCCGTGCCATCAGGAAGACCGGCGGGAATTTCCTCTGCTAGATCAAGATACGATCTAGCCCACTCTGGAGGAGGAGGGGCAGGATGAAGTACAATATCGAAAATTTGCTCTAATGCCTCACGAGCCTCCTTATGGGCAAGACAATGACTGCACACAATAAGCCCTATCCTTTCCCCGTCCCGCCAATTCGTGAATTATTTCCTACCATCTAAAAATCCCAAAAACCCTTGACACACCGTGCGCATTGGCGGCAAGCTTGGGACCGCGCAGACGATAGGGCCGCCGGGGGCGTGGAGGTGGCCGGACTGGACGTAGGGGATGGGTTTCATTCGGCAGGGGTGAAATCAAAGGTGCTCATTATGAAATTCCATCGCCTTAAACCATCGTCTATCCTGTTCGCCCAAGTGACTGACAGAGGCAACAATTGACCCCCACGAATCAGCAGGGATGGTAAAATCAAATTGTGCTTCCGATAGTTTATATTCCCTCTCGGCATCGGGCCATTCAACGGGAGGCTTCATAAATTTTATTACCCTGACATCACCATTTTCTCTGCGCCCAAAGAAGATTTCATTTTGCCAATGAAACATTATTGATTCACCTCGTCATCCTCGTCATCCTGTCAATCGGCTTCACCTCGCCCGCTCCTCCACGCCGGGCTAACGCTCGGCAGTCCACAGCACCCACGCCGTTAGGGCGACGGCCAGAATAATGACAATCAGGCCGACAAT